ATCATCTGGTAAGCAGAAGAGAAGTCTGCCTGCTTACTAACCTGAACAGCAGTCACATCCTCAGCACGGCCTTGAATGATAGCACCATTGCCCGCCTTAGCAAGCGTAGAGGGCTTCACAGTAGCCGCAGGGCTGACTAGGAACACTACCTTAGCAGCAGCAGCAGAACCTTCTACCATGGCTTGCATGAGGCCCTCAAGGGACTTCAGATCACCAAGGTATTCTTCAATCCTACCACGTCCATAATCTTCCCCATCAACCACATTAAACCTTAGCGGAAGCCAAGGCGTGGTATTCTTAGGAGCCTTACCGAAGGAATCAGGAAGTACTTGACCATCAACTTCTTGACGCCAACGCCATTGTCCATCCTTGAGTTTAGCCCAAGTATAAACAGCAGCTTCTCCTTCTCCAACAGTAACATCACTACTAGGTACACTAGTATTATCTGATACATCATTAACATTCCTTGCCTGCTCAGTTTGCATTTCAGCAGGAAGGAACTGACGATCAATAGATTCAACAGTAACGATCTCGGTGGGATTACCCTCTCCATCACGGACGACCACAAAACGGTCAAGAGGATAAAGCTTAACACCACTTGAACCCATGTAAATCAGGGCATTGCCCGTTACAATCAAGTGCTTCATTGCTTGATGAAGGATAACACGATCCTGTGATTCAGCAATGTTTTGCATGACCACTCGTTCCATTTTGGAAAGAGAAATGTCAATCTCTGATTTAACAGTAGCACTTAGACTTGGATCCAAGGCGAGCTTACCATCATTAATCTGAAGCTTAAAGAAAGTTGTGTTCACAGGGAACAAACTTAGCATCAGCTTAGATGCCATGACGTTAACACCTTTAGCACCCATTGATTGCCAAGGAGTAGGAAGCTTCTGACCATTAACAACTCCAGTAGGAGTCAAAAGATAAGGAACAGAAAGAGCTGCACAATCCCTAGCAGTATCGAGAAAGATCGTTCTGTCGCTTGCCAACCTTGCGTAACGACTTGCGGCAGATTGATTTTCCATTAGGGTTTACCGATACTGAGATTTGTCATGGAGGTAGAGGGAGTTGTAGATCCTCCAGTGCTCAAAGGAATAGTCAGACTAGACATCCCTTGGCTTGCTTGTTGGAGCGATTTACGTTGGGAAACCGTGGGCTTAATCGTGGTGGGAAGCGTACCGGGTTGGATAACCGGAGCCGGAGGCGGCGGTGGTGGTTCCGGCGGCTTTGGCATTTTAGGAGCAAGGCACATGATTAAAGATTGCGTTTTGATTTAAGGAATCGAATCACTTCAATAACTCCAGCCATCCTTCCAGCGTCCCATGGTTTCATCTCATGGTCTGGATAATTATCTGGATACATATCATCAAGTTCTTCGATAAGTTTATCAAGATCAATTCTTCCCCCTACCACACTGGTAAGGGGAATTGCTTCGGTGCTGAACATGGTGTTAGCCGTATTGTGGAAGATCAGTGTTTGCCGCTTCAAAGAAGGCAGGCATACGAGCACGTTGGGTATCGGATAGGCCAGGAGCCTTACCCCGCTCATAGAGGGAATCAGATTGGCTTAGCCAGAAATCCTTATCAAGGTACTTGTTAGAAGAACTGGCAAGTCCATCCACTACCCATCCCACAGTCGCTCTGCGAAGTCGATTGAGGCTTGGTGTGGACTTAAGGCCCAACTCGGAGCAGACCATTGAGTGAACTGCGACGTGGGTCTGTTCATCACGCGACACATCGGCGGCAGTGGTTCTGATTCCGATGTCTCCGTTAAATCTGTAGAAGGGAAGTAGGACAAAGAAAACACTCCTTTCAAGAATAGCAGCCTTGAGGATTGGATGTTCCGGTGCCTCAAGCCAAGCCTTCAAAATGTGGCGACCTTCTGTTTCTGATTTGGTATCAGATCCATGAGCTTCTACCACGTACTGGAAAGCTTGATCGTGTCGTTCTTCATCTCGAATGTTTGATTCAAGAGCTTGAATAACACCAGGAGTTTTAGGAAGTTCCTTATCAAGACCTTGCCGCAGGAAGTCAGCTACTGGAAGTTCCAGATGACGAAGAGCAAGAGCACGATAAATGGAAGCTTCAGAACCGTCAGTAAGTTTACCTTTCTGAACAGCAACAGGCGTCCACTTTCTTTTGCGGGAAATAACCTGATCGTAGGGCGAAAGAGTTGTTGACATTATTCTCCGCAGGGAATACAAATTTCATTTTCTGGTTTAATAGTGGGACAGCCACAATCAGGATCTATATCTTCTTCAAACCCAAACAACTCATGGAAGTCAGAATCAAGAGCAGCCAACGCATCATCCTTTGCTTGAGTATCAGGCATCACCTGAAGAGCATAGTAAAGGGAAGTTTGCGAAGAGGCCATCCATTCACGCAGGAACTCTTTGTCATAAGTAACCACGTCACTCCAAGAGTTGAATGAATAACCATGGAACAGCATCGTTGAGCGGAACAACGTTACAATTCCATCAGCCACTTTTTTGTAGTCCTGCCAACCTACCTTTGCCGCGATCTCGCAATCCGGTGGGTATGAGTACGACTGTACTCCAAACGTCCCAGAATCGCGGTCAACGTGGCGGCTAATAGGAGGAGCCAACTCAGGAGTGGTAGTGTAACCCCGAAGATCGACGTTGTTGTAACTACAAGAAGCGGTAGGAGCAATGGCAAACGCCCTGTGCATGCCCGCCTGACGAGCGATTTGAGCCGCAATTTCAATTGACTTTGCCAACTCAGATACGAGTAGATACGCTGGGGTGTGTACAGGCTGACGTGAGATGAACGCATCGAGTGCTTCTCCGAATTGTTTGTAGGTTACTCCGTTTTGACAAAGGAAGTTAGCAAGACCAAGAATCCCAAGGCCGACTTGACGATCAACCTCAGGGGACAAGTACTCACCAGTTTCTCCAACACCAGTCTTGGCATGAAGAGAAACCAAACTACTCATGCCTTCTACGAAAGCAGGAGTGAGGTCTTCGAGACGGCAAGCACCCAAATTGATGTGCTGAAGAAGGCAAGTGCCACGGCTAGGAAGATAAACTTCGAGGCAGACATTTCCATAAATTCGATTACCTTCTGAATCGTAACGGATTTTATTAAGCCAAAGATCACCCTTCTTAATACCATCAAGGGTGGCTTCAATTAGTTCAGGTGGTGCGCTGGTAAGAAAGCCAGCATCAACATTAAGACAGCGTTTGACCCAAGCCAGATCAGAGCGGGAAGCGGTGATGAATTTAATAGCATCAGGGTGGGTATAATCCAGATGGCATACCACAGCACCATTTTTGTAAACTCCACCACGTCGAAGTGTTTCATTCAGAGAAGAATAAATACGAGCAAAAGAAACAGGACCAGAAGCAGTAAGCCCTCGCCCGTTGTCAGCACCTTCCTCACGAATTTTAGAAAGGTGAACAGCAACTCCTGCGCCATTTCGTAGGGCGTGAGATACAAACCTCCACGAGGCTTCAATGCCTTCTGGACCTTCCATAGAGTCCTCAACAACGAAGACCGTACAGCTGACGGGAAGGCGCGATTCAGGGTTGTCAATCCAGTTTTGAACACGTCCAGTTCGGGCAATGGTATTAGGGGTGTCCCCGAGGTCAGCAAAGGAAGTCATACTAGGTCGTCAAGAAATGGTGGTTTGTAGTTGGGCCCCTTGAGAATCTTACCATCTTCGCGGCGGAGGGGTTTACCGTCAACGAACTTACTCATATTGGATTCGAATACCCGCTTCATAGCGGTGTCTAAATTCCAGTTACGAGCAATGGCATATTGGTAGCAAACAAAAACAAGATCTGCTAATTCTTTTAAGGTGTGTATCCTATCGGCTACACCTTCCTCATTGAGATGAGCTTCCATCAATTCATTAAACTCTTCCTTGATAAGGGTGAGTTGCATGTCTTGAACAAGTTCATCATCTGGATCAATGGATTGTTCAGCGGCGAGTCGGAAAACAAAAGCCTGTTCAATAAGATGTTCAGGAGTTTGTGTCATCGGTTAGTGCTTCGATTTTGCGGTTAACATAGGCTCTAATTTTGAGCCAATCATCGAGTTCAGTTTCCTGATTCTTGTAGCCAGCACGGCAGATATACTTAATGATATTGCCAGCCAGAAAA